CGTGAGGGATACCATCGAGGCAGGGCAGTCAATCGCCAAGAATTTTGGCAAGAATGAAAGCCAAAGAGATATTACAAAGTGCAACCGATGTCATGCAAGATCGTGGTTCAATCTACGGTCATCCGAAAGTCAACCAGGATCGGATTGCTAAGCGGTTATCCAATTTATTTGAATTCCCAGTCAAGGATTATGAAGCTTGCCTTGCAATGGTCGAAGTCAAATTATCAAGAATCCAAGAATCCCCCGGGCACATCGATTCCTATATCGATGCCTGCGCTTATCTCGCATTAGCCTGCGAACTAAAAACCGAGGAGAATGAAGATTATGTTTAATTTAGCCGATTATGAACCAGTAGAGGTGAGACTTGAGAAATTTATTAAGGACTATCCAGATTTTCGTATTTCAACTGAACTGGAAGTTATCGAAAGTAATCGATATGTTGTTAAGGCGTATTTATTCAAAACTGCTACGGATAGTGTTGCGTGGGCAACTGGGCTTGCTGAAGAGACAGTTACTAGTCGAGGTGTTAATCAAACTTCAGCATTGGAGAATTGTGAAACTTCGGCAATCGGCAGAGCGCTTGCAAATGCAGGTTATGCACCTAAAGGAAAACGCCCAAGCCGCGAAGAAATGAGTAAAGTCATCAAAGCTCCTAAAGTAGAAAAGGATTACTGGACTACACCATTCGGTGAGCAAAATGAGTTGATTAAGCAAGTGCCAGCACCTATTACCTTAGACAAGGCTGTTGATACTGTTGCAGACATCTTAGGTACTGCAAAGGTAGTGCCAAGCTGCAAGCATGGCGACATGGAGTTTAAGGATGGTAACAAGAATGGTCGTGCATGGGGTGGGTACTTCTGCCGGCACATTGGCGTACAAGGCTCAGAGCCTAAGTGTCCAACACTTTGGTATCAGCTAAGCAGTCAAGGTACATGGGAACCACAGAAGGCGAGAGCATAATGGGATACATCGAGATACATAATGCAGATGGACTAGGTGGATGGGTCAACTTTGATGACATCCCATTCATAGAAATCATCAACTGTCAACTATGTAATGAGCCAACAGAAGCTAGAGACATTGTTGCTAACATTGTTATCAAGGAAGAAAAGCCTGTAGTTGGTGCGTGGCAGTGCAGAAAGTGTCACGCAGTCAATGGCTAAAGACACGCTGGTTGCAATCTTAACTGGGATAGTCATTGCTTTATCATTTGCTATGGGTTATCTGGTTAATGGCTTCACAGCATAGAAGGGCAAGAGGTTTCCGCACAGAGCGTGTAGTCAGTCAGTACCTATCGACTGTCTGGCCTAACGCATGTGTGGGAAGGGGTAGTGGCAAAGATATTGTTAATGTGCCATTTGATTGTGAAGTCAAAGCAAGATCAGGCTTTCAACCATTGGCTTACATAAAGCAATTAAAAACTCGAACAGAGAAATCTGGGGAATTGGGGTTCGGGGTTTTACGGTTATCTGGACAAGGAGAAGATGCTGCTGAGTATTGCGCCATCATTCGAATGGCTGATCTATTGCCACTACTCATATTAAAATACGGTCACTTAGACAAAGAACCCACAGAGGCAGACATTGACCGTTGTACTGTCTGTGGGTCATACATGATAAGGAAATGTTTAACATGCCAGCCTATGACTACAAATGCAAACGATGCAATCTCAATCAAGAGATCAGTCATGGATGGCACAATCGACCAATAGTCTTATGTCAGTATTGCAATGAACCTATGACCAAGATTATTACAGCTAATCCAATACATTTTAAGGGTAAAGGATGGGGCAAAGATTGAAGATAGGTTCATTGTGCACTGGCTATGGTGGGCTTGATCTAGCTGTTGAAGCCTATTTTAATGCAAAAACAATCTGGTGTGCTGAAATTGATAAGTATGCCAGTCAAGTAATTGAGCAACGCTTTGACATTCCTAATTATGGAAACATCAAAGAAATTAATTGGGCTTCATTAGAGCCTATAGACATTCTCACTGCTGGCTATCCATGTCAGCCATTTAGCCATGCAGGTTATAGAAAGGGTACAGACGATGACAGACACATTTTCCCATACATCTTGGAAGCTATTAGCACACTTAGACCTACATACGCAGTCATGGAAAATGTCAGAGGGCATCTCAGCCTCGGACTCAAAGAAGTTCTCGAAGGCCTTGCCTCAATCGGGTATGATGCAAGATGGGAAATTGTACGAGCAAGTCAAGTCGGCGCACCTCATCAAAGAGCAAGACTATTCATTGTTGCCTACCCCAAAGGTAGGGGGTCAGGGTTTCAACAATTCAGAGATGAACAGACACAGCCCAAACTTAGAAACGATAGTGAAATTATTACCAACACCAACAGTAATGCATGTGAGGAATCACGACGAGCCGATGGAAGTATTCCAAGCCAGACAAGCCAGATCATCAACGGGTCAGATAGGCCAATCAACGGGTGTAGCGATAAGGATGCTAGCTACTCCAACGACCAACATCTCACACACAACGGGCAAGTGCAGAGATTGGGGCGCAGATTTACTTCACGATGTCAAATGCACATGCAAGAGCCGCCTGATGCACTGGATCAAGATGACAAACTAAACGCATACTTCGTTGAATACATGATGGGCTTACCTAAAGGATGGGTTACAGAAACAGGATTATCAAGGGCTCAACAATTAAAGATGCTTGGAAATGGTGTTGTACCACAACAGGCAGAATTAGCATTGGAGTTACTATTAACACGACACGCGCAAGATTAAACGAGAAACTTGACAGCAATGGTACTCTCAGGGCTAGTGCCCATAAGGGGCACAGAGCGAGCCGCTTGCGGATAGCTCGCTCGATAGCCATCGCTATTGGGATAACTCTATTATCACCAATGCATGCTGCTAATACTGGGCAAATAGATAGCTTCAAATACAATCCTCGTAAGTACATAAATGCTACTATGTCAAAGCCAGAAGCTAGATGCATTAAGTTACTGATCAGTAAAGAGTCTGCATGGAATCATAAAGCGGTTGGTAATCTATCCAGTCCAACAAAAAGTTATGTATATGGATTACTACAGATAAAGAATCCAATAGCAAAAGACATGAATCCAATGCAACAGATACAACTTCACATGAGATACTTGGAGCATCGTTATGATGGCTCAGCTTGTAAGGCTTGGCAGACATTCAAGGATAGAGGCTGGCATTGAGTAGATCAGCTTTAACATCCAAAGGTGGTACTACTAAATGGCGAAGGATTAGACAACAAGTAATCAATAGAGATAGATGTTGTCAAGCTTGTGGCACAGAAGAGATGCTGACAGTAGATCACATCGTTCCTCGTACGCTTGGAGGTGATGACAACCTAAATAATCTTCAAGTGTTATGCTCATCATGTAATTCAAGCAAGGGGGGTAGGTTTTTTGATAGCCACAGGACACCCCCGACCCTTCATAGTTCTTTTTACCCCAAAAACGAGTCATCAAGCCATTATCAGCTCGAATCGGACGAGAACTAGTCATGACGGCTGAAATCGTCTCTATCGGGCTCACATCGGTTGAGGGAGGGGTAACAGAAGTGCGTTATGGGTCTCAAACGCCCAGAATCATGTCTCCAAGCCTAGATTTGCCTAGCAGAGGGCAAGAGATGATCGACTTCTGCAAAGAAATTAATTTACCGTTGCTACCGTGGCAAGAATTGCTTGCAATTGAGAGCTTAAAATATAAAGCCGATGGTAGGTGGGCTCATCCATTGGTCGGCATTATGCTTCCCAGGCAACAGGGCAAGTCAACATTCATGGCGCTTAGAATCTTGTTTGGAATTTATCGACTAGGTGAAAAGATGCATTTGGCAACAGCTCACAAACTTACTACATCATCTGAGATATTTTTTAAGGTTGGTCAGATGATTGATGACTCACATATTTTGCAAGAGAACTTTGCAAAGAAGTACGAATCTAAAGGATCGCAAGAGATTAGGTTTAAGAATGGCGCGCGGTATCTAATTAGAGCAGGAAACAGCGCAGCGCGTGGTATAGCGGGTCCAGATGTAATTCACATTGACGAGTTACGAGAATTTGATACAGAAGATGTCTGGTCATCGATGCGATTTACTCAAATGTCAAATAAAAATCCCCAAGCCTACTTTTATAGCAATGCTGGTCATGCTGGATCGGTTCTATTGCTTAAATTCAGAGAACGCGGACTAGCTGCTGCATCTGGAGCCGATGATTCTATTGGATGGTTTGAATGGTCAGCAGAGCCCGGGGCTGCAATCGATGACAAAGAAGCTTGGTATCAAAGCAACCCGTCATTAGGTCACACAGTCCATGAAGATAACATCAAAGATTCGTTATCAGATCGTGAGGACATATTTAGGACGGAAATCCTTTGCCAGTTTGTGTCAATGATAAATCCTGTGATTTCAGAAGCCGAATGGAAGAAATGCAAGGATGAATCTTTTAAACTAGATCGTGAAAAAGATACTTGGATGGCTATCGATCTAAGTCCAGACAGAAAACACGCTTCACTTGTTGCAGGCCAAAGAATTGACTCAGATCGCTTTATGGTCGCTCTCTTGCAGACATGGTTTAACCCAGTTTCGATAGATGATAAGCAAATGGCTAATGACATTGCTCCTTGGGTTCGCAAGTTCCCAGTCAGTTATGTTGCCTACTCCAAATCAACGGCTGGAGCAGTTGCAGCTCGATTAGCGCCAGCAGGAATTCCAATTTATGAAATCAATGCTCAGGATTATCAGCAAAGTTGCGATGAGTTTGTTTCGGCTGTCTCTAGTGGTCGAATCATTCATGAGGGGCAAGAGGAACTTGACAAACAAGTGTTATCCGCAGTAAAGCTTCAAAGAGGTGATGGCGGTTGGGTCATGGGAAGAAAAGCATCTGGAATAATCTGTGGCGCAGTATCGGCTGCAATGGTTACTCACTTTGCGACACGCGCAGAGACAGAAGTTGACATTCAGATAGGATAGTGTCTAAAAGTTGGGCATATAGTGTATAGTATGTCCAATGGGAATTAAAGAATTTTTCTTGCCACAATCTGCTCCTGAACAAATAACAGTTGATGCAGCTTCGACTCCTGCACCATTTAACAACACAGCATCATTCAATCCCTTTACATTTACGCCATCTACTGCTACACGCGGTCAAGCAATGGCGATTCCAACAATCGCAAGAGCGCGTAACATTATCTGCTCAACACTTGCAGGATTGCCAATTGAAGTTTATTCAAAGCTAAACGGTTCTCATGTTGCAGCACCTTCAGTAATTAACCAACCTGATCCAAGAGTCCCGGGGTCTGCTATCTATGCATGGCTCGCAGAAGATATTTGGCTAAATGGTGTTGGGTATGGTCAAGTTATGGAGCAGTACGGTGACACAGGAAGAGTTCGTGCATGGACTCGTATTGCACCAGATCGCGTAACTCCTAAATTAAATCATTTACAAACAGAAATCATTGGCTACCAAGTCGATGGAAGTGTCGTACCTACACAAGGTGTTGGTTCGCTCGTTGTATTCTACGGATTAGATGAAGGCTTACTTAACAGAGCAGGTCGCACTATTCGCGCGGCGCATGCGCTTGAACAGGCTGCTGAATCGTTTGCTAAAGAGCCAGTT